CTGGAGCAGTGCTCTAAGAGAAATAGTTTGATTAAATGGGCCAGTTGCTACTGTTCTGATTTCACAAACTACAGTGTAATCTGTGTTGTTGGATCCTGCTTTGCAATATACACCAACATATCCAGGTATGAAAGCTGTCAATGTATCATTGTAACGAGCAACATCATTTGAGCCGGCTGCATCGAGTGATTGAATTTTTACATAATCCAATGATTCAAAATCCAACTTATCATTGTATGGGCTGATTCTTGATCCCAATAATGAAGCAATCCGAAACCAGATATATAACTCATCATCTGATGTTTTTGAAAATACATAGTTTGGCGTACTGGATCCAGTTCTTTGACTTGGTTGTGAAACAATGCGGTTTGAGGGTGCATTTAAATAAATCTTTCCAGCCTTGGCCCCGGAAGGAACAAAAGCAGATTGCAAATCTGAAGATTGATCCGGGTTGTTAAAATACACGTATACAACATTCATACTGTTTCTGTTGGCAAACGTAACAGCCTGAGCGGATAAGGTTAGAGATCGATTTGCATAATTATATGTGGTTCTGTGGAATGTCTGCAAGGTACCCAATGAATCAGTGACAATGATATCAAATCCATCGGCGCGAATATTGTCCCAAAAATCGTCCCAGTCTGAAGGGAAAATTATTTGTACATCATGATCGCCCGCTGTTTCAGCGCCTCCTAATACATTGACTGTAACTGGATAACGTCTTTTCCAATTTGAATTATACCATGTCATAATTAGGCCCCGTCCTCAGATCTAAAGAATACCTTAACACGTACATAACCAATTCCAACACCATCAACCCCAAGAACATCACCATCAATATTCATAAAGTCGCACATAACATCATCAACATCTGAACCAAGGCCCAATCTTCTGTCCGCTGTAATTGCTTTTATCATATCAGAGCAAGCATTGAGGGCTGAATCAGTTCTTGCCTCATTTGTTGTTCCACCACAAAAAGCATAAACCTCAAATATTGCTGTTCCTTTATATTGACCAAGAACAACATTTGTATTCTCTTCCAGGGCATCAACAAATTTGATCCCTACTGATGGAATCATGATGTTGTCAAGTTGGACAAACCGAAAACCACGATTAGAAAAATCAAGTCCAGAATGACCAGCAGCAAAATTGACGCTAACAAGTTCAGCAATCTTTTTGTGGATTTTGACTATTCTACTATCCGCCATTTTACATTGTCCTCAAATATATTGAAGCCAATTTCTGCATTTCTTTTGGTAATGTTTCTTGAACCTGCAAACGTGCTTTTTGCAAATAAAGTCTTGGATACATTCTTGATGTTCCAAACTCAACATAACCAGCATAGTTAACTGATGATGATCCGGCTTGTAATGTTATCTTGATTCCATCACCAGTTTTTTTTGTGTTACTGGATATTGAATCATATAACCGGCCCGTTCTTTTCTTTGGGTCAATTGTAGCGTTAAGCCTTGCCCTGTCCTTTAATCGTTGAGATATAAAGTCAAGTTTGGTTTGGAGTTCATTATCAAGATTTTTGGATTTCTTAAATAATCTTTTTACAAATTCGAATAACTTCATGATGCACCCTACAAGATTGCAGTTGGTGATCGATATGGTCTGAGATATTCCTTAACTTCCAAAGGCATATTTTTTGGAGTTAACTTGATAGATCCATTTCTTGAAGTCAAAGATTCTTTTCCTTGATTTGTTTTATTTCGTTGCGCCAAAGATGCCAATACACAAATTGCATGTTCCAGATCGGCAGGAGCAGTTGCAAACCCAGCAGTACAAACAACTTTGTTTCCACGATAAGCAGACACAAAATATCTTGTAACTGATTGAGGTTTGAGAATTACTCTTCCGTACTTTTGATCCAGATCATAAGTAGAAGCATCCACCAAAGTGTCAGAAGTATATTCACGGTTTCCATCTGCATGAATACTCGTTATGCTCGTGACCGGCGAGATTGGTAATTGCAAAGTATAAAAATCATCATAGATAGGCGCGTCAACATAAAAAGTATAAGTCGTAGATTCAAGAGTTGGTGAAAGCAAGGATTCATTGAAGGGAAAACCCAGAAAGTTTGCGATCCCTTTCTCCACTCTTGATATCAAGGAATTAAGCTCGCCATCAATCGCAGTGTTACCGGCGATCTCAGGCAAGTATTCTCTTAGTGTTGACGCGCTAACTAATGCCATTGTCTAACTAAATGGTTCAGAGTTGGCAAGATAAGCAACATTCTTTGTTAATGCTGGATCTGGACTTGCAAATGTTCTACGTAAAGTAGCGACAACATTAACAGAATCGGAATTGATATCGCGTTGTGTTTCAACAGTAATACCACGACGCTGATAATGTTTATATGATGCACGATTTACAAGAATAATTCCTGACTTGGTTTTCAAAACATTATCAAATAAACCACTACCATTTAAATCGGCACCCATATAACGACTAACCAAAATAGGCATCCCAAAGATATTAGCCAAAGAGCCAGTCACAATTGTGGCTGCTGGACCATAAGTATCAATAGTTTGAACAGCGGATAACTTCAATAACGTCAAAAGCATTTCTGGACTTGTGACTAACATCATATCTTGGCTTGAGTACTCAGCCATCAAAGCCAAACCAGATATAATATCGTCAGCAGTTACAGCAGCGCCACCAAGAATAGCAATATCACTTGTAGAAGCATCTGAAGCCAATCGCCGAAGACCTTTAAAGTTCCGACGATGATCTGAAGCAGTTCCAAGACCAGCAGCGCCCCAACGAGATCTAATATTCCAGTTGGCGATATCATCAGCATGCACCGCTGTTGTATCTCCATTCAGCATGCAATCTTCGTACCCGTCGTGGAGGTCTCTTAGAATGGAATTCTGAAGACTCGGGAGGATACTGAAGGCGGCGTCTTCCAGCAAATCACCTGAAACACGATATCGAGCAGCAAAACCTTTTATAGCTATACTCGCTTGAGCAGTTGTTGGAGTTGATGCTGTGAAGATATTGTCAGCCGGGGAATCAGAAGTCAAAGCACCTTTGATGTAAGGACGACCACCAGGATTATCAAATCGTGGAATCAAAATTGTATTTGATTGAGTTGGGACCACTTCGAATTGTTCCGCAAGCATTGACGGTGTTTTATATGACATATAGAGTTGATCAGAAAATTCGTCTTTTATGAATTCTTCCCCTTTTCCGGCTGCATCGTACAAACTTTTTTGAATAGCGGCCTTCATAAAAGAAGGGGCTTTGTCAAGGTGACGAATTAACTCAGCATCAGTTTTTGGAGTATGCGGACAAAATGTCTTTAACAAATTCTTTTTAGTTACAATCTCTTTGAGTTCATGATGCCATTCAGAATGATTCTTTTGGGTATCGATTAAACCTTCTTCTTTAATTTGAACATTACCATAACCATGAATATTTACAGAGCGCTTTTGAGTAAACAGTTGCAACCCATTATCACGAACGTATTGTTTTAAGCCATCATTTTTTGGCTCAATAACAACTGGCTTTTCTTGTGCTTCAGTCATTTTTTGCATGGCAATTTTTACATCTGCAATTTGCTTTTCGATGTTTACCATTTTAGATTCTGAGTTCTGTTGATGGCGTCGGATACCGTCAATTATTTGACGTGCTTCATTCGCCAATTTATCATTGGACATATTATTCTCCATTGTTGAGTAGTTCGGCCAATAAAGCCATGTTAAAGTTTTTGTTTTTCAGTTTTTCCTTCTCTTCATTAATTACTTGCTTCATATGATCAAGACCCCTGGATCCAATCACCAACCATTTCATTTGAGCAACTACACCAGCCAAACGAAAATCTTTTTTGTGTCTTGCCGCCCAAGCCTCTCGCAACTTAATTGCATCTTCTTGGGATTTGGTTTTTGGAACTCCGTTATTTTGGTCTTGAATCTTAGAGAGGATTGCAAACTGAGCATTTCCCTTTATATTGCCACCAGCCTTCCAGATCTCAGGAAAATCTTCTTTGATACTTTGAGCATATGCAAGTGGAAACATTTTATGATTTGAGTTACGAAGACTAATTTTTTCATCATCGCCTTTTTTTGGAAAGTCTGTTTTCTTAATTAGATATTTCTCTTCTTTGTCATCTTCAGAATCATCATCTTCATCTTCATCTTTTCCATATCGCTCTTGTTCTGGTGTTTTACCTTCAAGCATTTTTTCCAACATATCAGCCTGCTTTTGATGCATCTCAACTGCGCTTCTTAAGCCGGCAACAATATCTTTGATAAGTAAGATTTGATCCTCATCAAGAACAAGAGTTGCTTTTTCTTTTTTATCATCTTCTATCATTTTATCCTTCTTGTTGATAGGGTGCTCTTTTGGCAACAAATCAACATCAAACTTTCCAGATTTAAACTTTCCATTTCTTAAAGCATAAAGAAGAGCGTTCACTCTTGCCATTGCCCAT